CGAATCGCTTCACCGGGACGGCAGACGACGCCCGGCTGGTGTTCGACCCAGTCCTGCAACACCTCTTAGCCAAACCGGGTACGCCCGATGTTCACCAGCAGCGACCCGCACGACCGCAGAATGAACCAAGCCGCCGTCAACGTCGCGGCGCAGTTATACATCGGTAAGCGCGCCGGCCCCGCGTGGCTGCGCTATCCCGATCAGCCCGTGCGTTTTATCACCGATGTGTTACGCCAGCATCGCGGTGACACTTGGCGCGGCTGGCGGATCATTCTTAAGGCAGCCTTTGCTCAGCCATTGGAACCCGATGAGGTGAGTTTCTTTAGCGCGGTGGCCGGTGGCCGGTTACCGCCGCAACGTCGTGTCAAGGAGCTTTGGTGCATTGTCGGCCGACGCGGCGGTAAGGATTCCACCGCCAGTGTCATCGCGGTCGAGGCGGCAAGACTGGTTGACACTTCCAAGCTGCGACCTGGGGAACGGCCGATTGTTGCGTGTCTCGCCAACACGCGGGAACAGGCGACAATCGCGTGGCGCTATATCAAGGGTTACTTTGACACCAATCGCACACTGTTGCCGTGGCTCGATCACGGGATTACCGGTCACACGATAGAGTTACGCAATGGTGTCGATATCGTGGTGGCGACCAACAACTACCGTGCGCCGCGCGGTTACCCGATTGCCTGCGCCATCCTAGACGAGGTTGCGTTTTACCGGTCGGAGGAGTCGGCGACACCGGATGTCGAAACCTACCGCGCGCTGCGCCCCGGTATGCTGACCATACCAAACAGTATGATTGTCGGTATCAGTTCCCCACACAAAAAGTCGGGGTTACTGTTTAAGAAGTTTGAGGATCACTACGGCCAGGACGATAACGACATCCTGGTGATCAAAGCGACGACGGAACAACTCAACCCGGTAATCGAGGAATTGTACCCAGGTGAGATACAAAAGGCTTTTGAGGAAGACCCCGAATTCGCGGCGGCTGAGTACGGTGCCGAGTTTCGTAGTGATCTGGCAGATTATGTTGATCGCGATGTTGTGCGCGCTTGCACTGATCTCGGTGTACCAGAACGACCGTGGGATGAGGCACACCGACCGATCTATTATGCCTTTGCTGACCCCTCAGGCGGTAGCCGTGATTCTTTCACCATCGCCATAGCCCATGCCGAAGGTGACACGGGTATCCTCGATCTGGTGCAAGAGATACGCGCGCCGTTCCAGCCCGAGGTTGCCACCGAGACACTGTGCGAGACGCTAAAGCGTTACCGTATCGGTAAGGTACTTGGTGACCGTTACGCGGGCGAATGGCCGAGGGAACAATTCACCAAGCGCGGTATCATTTACGAGCCGACCGAGATCACCAAAAGTGACATGTACGTCAACTTCCTGCCGCTGCTCAATTCGCGCCGGGTGCGTCTGGTTGACCACCAGCGGCTGTTCAACCAATTTTGTCAATTGGAGTTACGCACGATCCGAGGGGGGCGTGACAGTGTCGATCACCCCAAGGGCGGGATGGACGATCTCGCCAACGCCGCGACCGGTGCGTTACTTCAGGTGATCGGTGACGAGCGTGCGGCGGTGGTCCGGCGTTACTTGCTGGGGAGGTGACCATGAGCGAAGATGACCGGCCCGCCTGGGCCAAGCGACCGCTCCCTGTCGGAACCAAGATCACTTGCCCCGCCGGTCATGTCATCTGCGAGGTGGTCGAGTCTCTTGTCGCTGACGGCACCACATTCAGCCGCTGTTTTGGTCATTTCCGCGATGGTCATTACCAGCCCCATCGCGGCGATGGCGTTGACCAGTGTGTCTGCGGCGAATGCGGGAGGCACTGGATTCGCCAGCGCACGCTCCATGACTCAGACGGCATGCTTATCTGGCTCAGCCCGCCCGAGCTTCACACCGAATTTGGCTGGTGGCCGTCCGGCGTCCAGAACTAAAAGGAGGTGGCAATGAGTGACAATATGACCGAGAGTGATTACGCCCCGATTGAAAAGCGTAGGGTGCTAAGGGTTGTCGATTCCAAGATGGGTTTTGTCTACGATACCGAGAGCGCAAGTTGTCTGTGGAGAGAAGAACGCATTTCGAGTGAGAGAGCGTTTCATGGTGTAGCTTTGTATCTCAACATATACGACACATATTTTCTCCACCGGTATCACCAATGGGACCGGTTTAACGGGATACAAGTGGTAACAATCCAGGAAGCGATACAACACACCGCGCAGCACTGCCCCAATAAGGTCGAGGAGATATTCGGTAAGCTGCACGAAGATGGCGAGGGACCGGCCTTTACGCCCAAGGCCTATGGTTTCTGAGAGGTAGTGGCGAGTATCGTTTAGCGGTAGGACGCAGGACTGTGGTTCCTGTAACACGGGTTCGAATCCCGTTACTCGCCCCAGGAGGTGACATGAACTGGCTGATCGAGCTACGCATCGGTGATAGCGAGGCCGATGTTGACGGGGTCTATACGCAGATCGAAAACCTTTTGTTTAACATGGGAGAGATTGGTACGCTTAGCATTCGGGAAGACACCGACGCCGAGCAAGAAGCGCGTTGAAAGCGGAGGTGAGCCGTGCTGACGATCATCCTCATTGTCGTGCTCGTCCTGCTCCTGGTCGGCGGCTTGCCCCAGTGGGGCTACGGGGCGCGCCTGGGCTACGGCTATGGGCCGAGCGGCCTACTCTTCGTCCTGGTCATCATCGTGCTCGTCCTGGCCCTCACAGGGCGGCTGTGATCGATCCCGAGGAGATCGGCCGGTTTAAGGCCAACCTCGATTGCCGCTCCGAGGATTGCGACTGGCATGAGGATAAGAACGGCACCGCGTGGTGCGAGGTGTGCGGGTCCGGCTATCTGGCGAGCGCGCGCGTCTTCCTGTCATTGCGCGACCGCCGGACAAGCTCGTCAAGCAAGGACTTGAACTCCTCAAAGAGCTTGTCGCGCTCTTCGTGAGGTGCGGGGTCGGCAGCCGGCGGCTCGATAAAGTCGTGGGCCGGATCGGGGATAAGTTGCCGAATCGGCTGCGTCACCTGTATAGTTGTGACGGCGGTTACGGGTGACCGCGTGCTGACACAACTATAGGTGACTATTACCGTCACAGCGGCAATCGCCAACGCTATGCCGATGCGGGGCAGCCGATGAGCATCCACATCCATTTTCACGACGCCTTTGTCGAAGCCGAGCACCCGCGCGGCCAAGCCGGCAGGTTTGCTGCCAAGGGCAGCGCGGAGGGGTTTGTATCACCAAACGAGGGTAATCTCGACTTTGGCACCGCGTTAAAAGCACTGCAAAGTAAACAGCACGAAACCTTTAAGAAACTGTCACCCGAGATCGACCGCTTGGCCGGGATCGAGGATAGCGAAACCGAACCGGTACTCGGCGCGTGGAAGACCGGCGCGGAACATTCCACCATGATTCACATGCACCATACGACAGCCGAGCGCGCCGAGATCGCGCTCGCGCTAAAGGGCTACCTCGCTAATCAGTTACAGGTACTGCGGTTTGTACCCGGTAAGGGCAAGGAATTCATGGCGAGCTTTGAGGCAAAAGGTACACCAGAAGAGATACACGATGATTTGTTAAGTCACAATGTCGCGTTTCACACTCTGCAACTCAAGCAGGATGGTGCGACGGTGCACGTCTATGGCGCGGACCAGGACACCATGGACGCAGTGTCCGAGGCTGCCAAGCTTTATGACTCCAATGTCAAGGTGTTACACGGGAAAGGAAAACTCATTGGCACACACAAGGAAGACGGCACCGATGCGGAACAGCGGGAAGACGCGCGACGCATCTACCAGGAAATCATCGAGCGGGCTGTCACTTCCGGCAAACTGCGAGGAAACTTTCGCTCCCGATGGGACGATCTTAGGGATCGTTGGCGGCGTGCGACGACCGAAGACCGCAGGTTCCGCGACAAGCGAGGGTTCAACAACCGACCCGTCCGAATAGGTGACCGATACTGGTTGTATTACGTACCGATGTGAACCAGCACAGGTGACTGAATCAGAAGGGTGAGAGTGACTCATGGCAATGTCATCCGATGAAGAGTTACGGTTGCGTTGTCTGGAACTCGCAGCACAAGGTAACCCGAAGAGTATCGTGGCCCGCGCGCGGACTTACTACCGGTTTGCTAAAGGTGACAGACCAGTTGAAGACACTAAGGTGAAGAAGTTACCCGAATACAGCCAAGCTGGCGAAGCGCGTCGTGTCGCACCGATGATCCGGCCAACGTGAGGAGAGGACAATGGCTAAAGGAGCACCCGGCGCGGCACCTCTAGCGGCACCCGATGCGGGTGCTGTCTATGAGTACCTGACCTTTTATATCGGTACCGGTTCGACACACGGTGACTTAGCTATCGCTAAGCTGAACGAACTGGGGGCGCAGGGCTGGCTGTTACAGGTGGCTGGGATGGATACCTTGTACTTCTCGCGGGTGGTGGTACCACCACCGCCAAGTGATCCGCCGGTTAATGTTGATGTGCCGAGTATCCAGCCTGAAACCGCTAATGTCGGCGATGCCTTGACAGTCACTACGGGTAACTGGAACAATGAACCGACGAGTTACAGTTACCAGTGGGTGCGTGACAGTTACCAGTTGGTGCGTGACAGTGAACAACCGGGTTCCGGCCCGACTAACACCTATAATGTCACCGCTGATGACGCCGGTCACAGTATCACTTGTGTAGTGACCGCCACCAATGTGGCCGGCTCGACCGCCGCACCACCGTCTAACGCTGTGGTCATTCCGTGAGGAGAGGACACAATGGTTGAGTTCTATACCCAGTACATGGGAACCCAATCGACACATGGTGACGCGTTTACCGCCAAAATGAACGAACTGGGGGCGCAGGGTTACGAATTAGCGGCGGTTGATAATGGTACGATGTATCTTCAACGCGGAGCCGCAGGCGGCGGCGAAGGTACTGTTGGACCGCCCGGTCCAGCGGGTCCAGCAGGAGCTACGGGTCCAGCCGGGCCTAGCGCGGTCAGCACGGATAGTGACAATCTAGCCGTGCTGGGCAGTGACAATCTGGTACTGGTTCCCAACAGGTACGCGTTTAAAGGAGTGACAGACGGCTCTGATGCAGCCGATGGTAACGTCGGTCAGTATCTCAGTGTCGATAATATGGTTGGTGTTACTCCAGACGTGAACACTCCAACTCAAATCTGCACGATAGCGTTACCTCCGGGTTGTTTTGAGATTTGGGGAGCCTGTGACTTTACTATTGCCACTACCGAAGTCGATGATCAAGGACAGATCGCCCCAAACCAGCTTGCTTCCAGTATCTCGTTACACGCGGACGCACTACCGACACAGGATGACCTTATCTTGGGAATCGGTGTCATGAACCTGATTTATTCACCGCTGGCTTCCGGTCAGCGGCAGGTACTGATCACCGGGCAGTGCCGTTCTAATTCCCCTAACCCCATCGATTTGTTCCTGGTAGCAGCGGTGGGTTCGGCCAGTGCAACGGTTAAGGGCTACCTGTCCGCACGCAGAGTTCGGTGACATTAAAGGCGAGTAACATCTAATGGCACAGACCCAACGCAGTAAGTCCGTCGCCCGGTCGGCGCGGCGCGAGCGTAATCGGGAACTACCGACCGAGATACCGCGCCGTACCACCACGCGGGATGCTTACCAGAACTTTATGACCCGTACGGGTATGGGAACCGATAACCTCAACAGTTACGGTTCCTACGGTTACTACCCGATCACCCGTCTGCGGATCATTCTCGATTTTGCCTACCGTTCCTCCTGGATTTGCCGAACCGGTGTCGAAGCCGTCGCGGAAGACATGACACGCGAGGGTTTTACCCTTGGTTCCGATATGGACCCGACCGAGCGCGGTGACATCGAGGCCGCGTTTAACGAGGAGTTCGCGATCTGGGATAAGCTGGCGGAAACCATTACCTGGGCACGCCTCTACGGTGGTGCGGGTGCCTTTATCATGATCGATGGGCAAGACCCCAAGACACCGCTGCGCAAAGATACCATCGCCAAGGATTCGTTTTGCGGGTTGTTACCGCTCGACCGCTGGTTGGTCGATCCGTCACTCACCGATCTGGTCACCGATCAACGGTCACTCGATTACGGCAAACCAAAATACTATACCACGGTTGGTGACACGCCGTTGCCGCCGAGTACCCGTATCCATCACACCCGGTTTATCCGCTTTGATGGTGTCAAGCTGCCGTATTATCAGCGATTGTCCGAGAACCTGTGGGACATGAGTGTCCTAGAGCCGTTGTGGGACCGGTTGATGAGTTTCGATATGACCACCGCGAGCACCGCGCAGTTGGTCAATCGTGCCTCTGTCCGCAAGCTGTTTATCGAGAAATGGAAGGAGACGGTCGGTACCGGTGGTGATTTGCTGGCGGCGCAGTTACAGGCAATCGACTTCCTAAGGTTCTATCAGCAAAACGAGGGTATCAGTATCCTCGATGCCAACGATCGGATGGAAAGTGACGTTTACTCGTTTACCGGGTTGGACGCGGTGTTGATCCAGATGGGTCAGCAAATCTCTGGTGCTCTCGGTATCCCGTTGGTGAGACTCTTTGGTCAGTCACCAGTTGGTCTGAACTCGACCGGTGAGTCAGATATCCGTAACTATTACGATATGATCAAGAGCCAGCAGGAGCGTAAGTTCCGCCGTCCGGTCGATGGTTTGATCGAGGTTGTGGCTAAGTCACTCGGCATCAAAATACCCAACGGCTTTGATTGGCACTTTAACCCGCTGTGGCAGTTGCAGGAGATCGAAAAGGTACAAATTAGTTCTGGTGTCACCCAACAGGTGTTGCAAGCATTCGAGGCTGGTGTGATCACCGATCAGGCACTGATCTTTAAGGAACTCAAGTCACAGTCACAGCGTACCGGTGTGTGGACCAACATCACCGATGAGATGATCGACCAAGCCGAACACGCGCCACCGCTAGCACCACCGGGCGCGGGGGCACCCGGTGCTGGCGGGCCGGGCGGTGAAGGCATGCCACCCGAACCCTCATTCCTCCCTGGAGGGGGTAGCAGTGGCGCGCCTAAGCCGACGTTACCAAAGCCCGGCGGGCAGGACGAGGAGTCGTTTCTTCCTGGCGGCAGTGGCAGGCAGACACGCTCCTCGTTCTTGCCGGGGGGTATGCGGACCATCCTGGGTGCCGGTGGCGAAAAGGCGAGTGACGATGACCAGCCGCAGTTACCGTTTGAGTCACCGCATCGTACCAAGAAACCGATCTTTCATGTCTACACCAGTGACCAGGATCAGCCGCCCAAGCGCACCACGACCTATGCCGGGTTTGAGGTGTGTGTCGAATGTGAGGAGGGTGACCAACGTCATGTCGGAAGTTCCGGTGGCGCAACCATGCTCGCACCCTACGGTTACTTCCCCGGCACAGTCGCTAATGACGGTGACTGTCTCGATGTGTTCCTGGGTCCGCACGAAAGTAGCAACCGGGTGTTTGTCATCGACACTTGCGAGCCGGGTACTAAGAAGTACCACCAGCCTAAGGTGTTCCTAGGTTGGGGTACCGGTAGCGATGTGCTGAAGGTGTTCAACGGTTTCTATGCCGACAACTCAGGCCCCGAGCGGTTCCTGGGCGGCAAGGAATACACCTTAGGTGATTTCCGTCAGTATTTTCAGAACTTTGTTGATGCGCGAAAAGCGGTCTAGCGGTGCCCGAGGTTTTGCGGTACCCTTTTCCTCGGTCAGACCAAGGGATTGAAACATCGACGCTGAACGAGTCAAAACAAGAGACAGACACATACCTGGAGAACGAGTCAAGGATAGGGACAGAAACACCTGTACAGGAACGAACCCTGATAGTGGATAGACACAATAAAGGTAAGTGAACCAAGGATGTTGAACGGAATCATCTTCTCGGTGTGCTAATGAAGAACCCGTATCCAGAGTCACTACCAAGTCACAGGTACGCGGACGGCGGTAAACCGTTGGGTACCAAGTGGCAGACGCACCCGGTGACCGGTGTTACCACGGTTACTGTACTCGCCGACCGAGCTTACCTGCTGATCGAGCCATCTACCCGGATAGATACAAACAGGAGTAGCGAGCCAGGAAGCCTGATAAGACACAGCCAGTGTGAGTGATCCTGTGACGATGATCGAAACATCTAGGGCGAGTGAGCCAGGGATATTGATCGAAACATCGAGGATGAGTGAACCAAGGTACCAGACAGAAACATCGTGGCTGAGTGAACCATACAGAAGGAAATAGAATCACCTGCTGGGAGTGAATGCCGTTGCGGCGGGAGCGCGCGTTACCGTCGCCGGACAGAGGGCGGCGAGGCGAGTACGCTGCTTGGCTGGTGGGAAAGCTTCGCCGCACCTCGCTTAGTCACGCCATATGAAGAAGAAACACAATAGGAGAACGAACCGGGACAGTCGATTAGAAACATGTTGAGGAAGTGTGAACCACAGCCGGCAAAACAGACGTAGATATCAGGAGTGACTCATGCTAGAAGGCTTCACCCTGTTCCACACTGCCAAGGGTTGGCAGCTATCGATCAAGCAGGCTGATCAGGACGGGTGGTCGGTGCGGCATATTAAAGAGTCACAAGCTAAGCGCATCCTCGCCGAGATCGAGATGTCGCTGGACTACACCCCGCCGCCGCAACATAGGAAGCGTGTGCTGATTATGGAGTGAGTCACATTGCGGAAGTAGAGACAAAATCCCGGAACGAACCAACTTGTGAGACAGACACATGACACCGGAGTGAACCACCTCTCGCGATAGACACAAACAACGGGAGTGAACCATGTGTGCGGATAGACACAATAGAAGTGAGTGAGTCATTACACGAGATAGACACAAACCGGACGAGCGAACCTCGAAAAGAGACAGACACAGAGTACCAGAGTGAACCTAGCGAAGAGACGGACACATACTGCCAGAGTGAACCCAGGTAGGCAGACAGACACAAAATAAGTGAGTGAACCATCAGAAGCGAGATAGACACATTATGAGCGGAGTGACTAATGAATATCGATCTGAACCAAGCGGAACTCGCGCAGTTGGTCAAGCTGTGCGAGACAGCCGGGATGTCGGCGGATGCGGTTACCGCAGGTATGCACCACAAGGCTAGTCAGTGCCTGCGGAACTTCCGCCCCACCGATATGCCGTCAGCCGAACCCGGTCCCGATCCACGCGCATCGGCAACCCGATGGCGTGGACCGATCTAGTCACCGATCATGTTCTGGCGGCGGTGTTCTTCCCGCTGTTGTGGCTGTGGGCGTTTACTCTGAAGCCACACAGCCGCACACCGCCGCAGTGAACCATTACACCAGAATTAGACACAAACCGGACGAGTGAACCAAACCCAGTGATTAGATACATTGGTACGGAGTGAACCACGCTACATGATAGAAACAGGGAACTAGAGTGTCATGTGCGCGTTTTGCTATGGGATGAGATCGGCGTTGTGGCGTATGGTGCGACAAGGCCGCTACCCGCATTCGAGGCAGGAGAACGGAAGAGAAGCAACACCCGCGAACGAGTCACATACTCAGATAGATGCACATGCCAGGAACGAGTCACACAATCGGATAGATACAGATATGCTGAACGAGTCAAGCCTCCGGTCAGAAACAATCAAGCTGAATGAGCCAACACTCAGGAAGTAGACACATAGCATCAGAGCGAGCCATAACCGGGATAGACACATATCTACTGCGCGAGCCACAAACTGGCGATAGACACAAAAGAAGGATGCGAGCCAGCCGCCGAGACTAGAAACAAGGCCTACGAGCGAGCCACGGTGCAGGATTAGACACAGATACAACGAACGAGCCAATTCGAGATAAAGTGGAAACAAGCAAGGGGAGCGTCCGATGGCGATGCTCGACAACCACGACGAAAGGGTACAGAACGGGTTGCGGGAACTCGGTCAGGCGCTGAGCCGTTTTGTCACTAATTTTGCCCAGTTCGATCAGTCACTGCTCGACCGGGTGCAGTACATCGTCAAGGATCACGCCGCCAAGTTTAAGGCCGAGCATGGTTACGAGTTCCCGCCGCTCGCCACCTTTGTGCTACCGACCGCGCGGTTTATCATCTGTTGTCGGCGTGACCTGGAGAACAAGGAAATTCACAACCAGCTACTGTTGTGGTTGCGTCAGTTCGCAGCAAAAGGTATTCATCCATCAGCGATGGAAGTTGCCACCGCAGTGCGTCAGTGCTGGCCCAACTATAAGCCACCAATCGAGGCGTACCGCAAAGACCCTCGCAAGAAGCTGATCCTGCATTGACCGGCGCACCGATGGAGGTGTCCACATGCTCCAGCTTATCTTGCTCGTCGCCGCGTTTGTCCTGTTGCTGATCGAGGCGTTCACCCCGTATTGGTGGACAGCGGCCGTTCGCCGGCCGCATCTCGGCTGGCTGGGGCTGGCGTTTTGGGTGCTCTCGCTCCTGTTGAGCCAGGGGCACTTGTGAGATGCCCCACTACCATATCCGGGTAGCCGACGCCGCCGGATCGGCAGCAATGCCGTCCGTCAAACCGCCGTCGATCAAGGCCCCGACTGCCAAACCCCCCAAAGCCCCCTCTGCGAAGCCGCCACAGGCCCCAAAGCCGCCGGGCGCGGGCAAGCCCAAGCAAACGGTGATCGCCCCACAGCAGGCCGCTCAAAAGCGGCCGAGCTTTGGCGCGCGCGCCACCGGGCTGGTGCGGCGCGCCACCAATGTCGTGCATCGGGCCGACGAGTTCGGCGAGCAGTTCAATCGGGATGGGGGAGCCGCGATGGGGCACTATCACTTTAATATCCCGAGCCGGGGTTCACGCCGGGCTATTAAAGGTGACAACAGTGTCGGTGCGTCGAGTTGGGGTGGGGGCAAGTCCACCGGTTACTCGATTAGCTCGACCGGTGCGTCGAGTTGGGGTGGTCCCGGCGGGAGTACCGGTTACAAAATCAATACCGGGGGCGACTCCGGTACCTCTGAAGGTGCCAAGAAGGCGGCGCAGACCCGTTCGCAAGGTGGGTCACCGTATCAGTCACACAGCACATCGACACCCTACTGGCGTGGCGGGGAACTCGACATCAAGGCGGGAAGCCAGACCAAGCAAGCGTCACCGCGCCGCGATCCCGAACCGTTTCGGGGTTACGACAGCCGCAGAAAGAAGTGACCGATGCCAACGCATATACACTTCCACGACTTTTTGTCAGACGACAAAAAGCCGTTTGAGGAAGCAAAGCACAAGCGCAGTCACGGCAAGTTCGCGACGATGGCCGGTCCTGGTGCGCAGCAAAAGAATCCGGGATTGCGCGAGCACAAGCCGCCAAAGACCGGTAGTAGACACCAAAGACCGCAGCCGCAGCCGCAGTCACGCCTCGCGACCTGGGGGCGGCAGGCACAAGAGGTCAAGGCCGGTGCCGCCGCGCGGATCGCGCGTGCGGTAGCCGCTGCCAAGGGTGGTGCCGGCTCACTCGGCAAGGAGGCGTTTGCCAGTCACGAAGCGGTGGAGAAACTGACGAGCGCGTTTGCGTCACCGAATACCCCGATGCGGGTAAAGATCAGTAACCTGTTCGCCAAGCATATCCCCCAAGTGATCAAGGATCAGATCAAAGAGGAAGGCGAGAATTGGTTCCACGGCGCGGCCGGTCTGGCGCACATGGCGCAGGGTTTCCCGGTGTACGACCCGCGACAGGCGGAAGCGGTCAAGGCGTTGACCCGCAAGGGTATCATCAAGGTGGTGTTGGGCGCTACCGGTTTGGGGGCACTGATCCCGGCTGCCGCGCTCGCCAGCGGTGCGGCCGAGCATTTGATCGGTCACGGTTTTGAACATGTGATTAATCACGTCACCGAGGAGATCATTGACGACTCGTTCCAGGAACACGCGGTAAAGTTTACCAGTGGTGTTCTCAGCGCGGGTAGGCGTCTGATCGGCGGCAAGCGCGCCGATCACGGGTTCCACGACGCACCGCTGACTCAGGAACAAGCGATGAAGTTGTGGACCGATTGGTACCAGACCGTGGCAAAGAGTATTGCCAGCGCACCGATCAACATGCAAAAGTTACAGCAGAACGGTGACTCTACTACACGGTTTGGTCCGATGTTTGGCGGTTTGGGTGGTAATCGGATTGGTGACGAAGGTACCTCCGAGGGTGCCAAGAAGGGCTGGGTCAGGCGGCAGCGTGGGACAAAGTCACAAGCACCGCAGCTACGCAAGGCACCAACAACAGCGGCACCACCATCGGAGAAACCCAAGCCGACATTTGAGGAGATGCGCGCGCACAGGGACGATCCGATGGGGGTGCCGGGGCTTGGTTTGAAGCTGGAACCAGCAGTATCTAGACCAAAGCCCAAGCCGGCGCAGAAGCCCGTCGCGCCGCGCGCGACCGGTAAGGCACCACTCGATCCGTCACTGGGGTTCCGCCAGAGTTTCAATTTCCAGGGTAAGAAGCGCAGCGCGGAATCACGCGGATCAAGTGTACCGACCCAGCCGGTGCGGGAAAAGGTGAGTTTAGCGCAGCGTGGACGCGAAGGTCCGGCAAGGGAACAGCGTGAAGTGACGGCACGGGCGCAACGCGCGGAGTTGGGTGCTCTATTGTCACGCCATGGTAAGGGCGAGCGTCTCACCGAGCAGGAACAACACCGGATGTCGGTGCTGAGCCGTATCCATGGGGCGAGCCAGTCACAAGCGGTTGGTACCCAACAAGCACAGTCACCGGCAAAGCGGTTTCTTAAAGGGAAACCAGGAGGCAGGCAATGGCTATCGAGAAAGCAGTGAAGGGACTTGCTTTTGCTGTCATTGCGGTAACTCTGGCGGCGTGTACGCCACCACCGCCGGAACCGTCACCGGTAGCTTACGCGTCGATCCCGCCACCACCACCGCCGCCCGTATCGGTTATGGTACCGGCCGCGCCGATCCCTAATCCGCCGCCGTATCGTTATCGTCACCATGGGCGCAATCACTATTACTACACCCACCACAGTTACTACGCACACCGAAAGAGTACCAATCTGCACCGGCATGTGGTCAAGCACACGTCAGGCGTGGCGATTCCGCCGCCGCCACCGCCAAAACCGAGTCAGTGATGTGTCACGGATTTATACGCCGGAAGAGGACGAACTGATCAAGGCGACGAGCCTCGATGAGTTACAGGGACTCGCCAATTTCTTGGGGCGCAAGCGGCACAATATCCTCAACCGGCGTACGCGATTGTTACGTGGTGACGATTTACGCGCAGAGTACCGCCGACCGCCGCCGGTACCGATACCGGCGCGGCCGACCCGCGATGTGTTGGCAGGACGACCGGCGTGGTTTGATGACATCGGGGTGTTACACACTCGGTTGAGGTCAGGCCGATGATGAAGAACCCGGCAGCGTTTGCACAGACCATGTCCGACTTGCTTGGTGCCACCGAGTTCAAGAGTACCTTCGATGCGCAAACCCGTCGCCAACGACAACGTGAGGCCGAGCACTTTGCCCGTGTTCGTAATGCCTATTTTGGGTATGCTAGTAAATTGCGGCGTATTGCGCGCCATGTGGCGGACATCATTCGCGCTTATTCTCCTGGCGACCCGGCTGGCGTGGAAGCGATCAACCGGTACCTGCGTGACTACGCCAACATCCTGCGACCGTGGGCGCGACAAGCGGGAGCATTGATGCTCGCCGAGGTGTCACGCCGTGACTACACTGCGTGGGTGCGTCACGCCCGCATGATAAACCAGGAACTCGACAAGGAACTGTTATGGGGTGGGAGTGTTACCGGTGACGAAATGCGGCGGATCATTGATGAACAGGTAGAGTTGATTACTTCGATCCCGCTCGAAGCGGCGGAAAAGGTGCAGGATTTGTCACAGGTGTTTTGGACACAAGGCCGTAGGTACGGGTATGTGCGCGAGGAGGTGCTAAAGTCACGCCAGGATATCGCCGCCAAGTTACTGATCGAGGGTATCAACGCCACGACGCAAAGTGTCTATAACCGCGCGACATTAATCGCTCGTACGGAGACGGCGAAGACATCGGCTGCGGTGACACAATCGCGGGCGCAGTACATCGGCAGTACGCACTATATCTGGAAGACCGCGCGCGACGCCGATGTCAGGCCAATGCACAAGCGGCTTGAAGGGACGGTGCATCGATGGGACGATCCCCCGGTTGCCGAGGAAAACGGTGATCAGCACCACCCCGGCGAATTTCCCAACTGCCGTTGCTGGGCAAGCCCACTGCTTCCACCTCCGGAAGAAATAGGGAGATAGAATACAACTTGTAATATGGTATAATTGTCGGCTAGAATGCTGATCCCGTCCTACCGGAGGTCAGCATGCAGATCGGTGACACGTTTGGTCGATGGACGATTATAGGTGAAGCACCGGTTGCGTTGGTCGGTAAGAACCACAAGCGGTTCCGGCAGTGGCAATGTCGGTGTGAATGCGGGACCGAGCGTCCGGTTTACGAACATTCGTTGAAGAGAGGTACGAGTGTCAGTTGCGGCTGTTATAATCGCGAACGGTCAAGCGAGTCAGGTACAAAGCATGGCGCAACAAAAACTCCGGAATACAAAGTGTGGACGGCGATGAAGGATCGATGTTACAACCCAAACAATAAGCGTTACGCCGATTACGGCGGTCGCGGTATTTTAGTGTCTAAACGATGGTACAACAACTTTCAGGCGTTCCTCGATGATATGGGTCCGCGTCCGTCACCCAGACATTCTATTGATCGCATAGACAATGACAAAAGTTACAACAGGAACAATTGCCAATGGTCACTTCCTACGGAACAAATGGTCAATCGACGGGGTACACAGATGGTTGATAATGTGCCGCTGGCGACCTTGGCGAAGAGATACGGCATCCCGGCGAACACGCTGCGTTTTCGGATATTGAAGGGCTGGGAACTACAAGATGCGTTGACTCGACCTGTTCGTCCCAAGCGTGCGCATCGAGTTGTGCGGGAGACTTAAGATGGACCTTATCCTCATAATCATAGTTCTGTTACTCATCTTCGGTGGCGGTTTCGGTTACTACCGTGGCGGTTACTACGGCGGCTTCGGTATCGGTGGTATACTGTTAGTGATCCTGATTATATACCTGTTGGTTGGGCGAGGTCACTTATTATGATCGAGCGACAGACCATCGATGGGCGCGAGGCGTCCGTGGCGTATCTTTCGGCGGACTTTCAGCCTGCCAGCAGGGATGACTGGTACCTCGCCAAGGTGATCTTTGATGATGGTGAGGTAGTGTTTGTCCGCAATGTCGAGGCTGATGAAG